TTATTGTTATATATCTTTTTTTGATCTAAATATATCTGATGTTTTAAATTAATTTTATCTACCCTTTTATCTATTATTTCTATACGATTATCTTCTTGCCAGGATTGAATATCTTGTTGTTCTATTACTATGTCATACCAATCATAAAAGGTACTTTTATCAACACCTTCAAACCCTTTAATACACTCTTTAATAATTTCAGTTTTTGATAATTCTTTCCTGATTAATTCTTTCATGTATTCCATACATGATTCTCTATTCGGATTTATATTTACCATTTAAAAACACCCTTGATATTCATAAATGTATTTTTTATATTCTTGATAAATATCATCTTTACAATCTTTAAACCTTATATTATTGCTTTCATCATCACTACATAATCCATTATCTCTATATATTTTTACGTTAGGATTCATATATTCTATAATCCCCTCTAATTCATATAAAGTACTTTCTAAATATTTTTTAGTACCACGTTTAATACTTGAATCATGTAAATAATCTAATAAACCCGCATTAATTAATTTTTGTCCACAATTCCAGTATGGTACTGGGTTATTTGAACCAAAATCTCTTAACAAATGCCTAAATGTATAGTTATGCCACCAACAATGTATCCACTTTCTAAATGGATATGTTTTATTACATGTAGGACAATAATAACTTTTTTCATTCACTTTTAGACCTACATTAATTCTAAATCCATCTTCAGATTTACCTGAATACATACATTTTTTGCATGTTTTTTCATAAAAATGATCTTTCATTTTCTACCTACATATCTAGGATTATCTTTCATATGGTATGGATTATATTTCTTTACTTGTTTATATATATCTAAGATAGATTCTCTTTCATTCTGATTAAATAAATTATCTTTATATAAATCAAAATTTACTATCTCATTAAGTGCTAAAAATAATGCACTTGCATCTTTTTCTTGTAATTTAAGATTCATTGTTTTCAAAAATGTTTAGTTGTTTATAATCTAATATCGAAATATAATATAATTTCTTTAATATCTCATCTACTTTTTCTTTTTCTAAAATAGCTTTTAAACTATCTTTTAAAACACTATAAATTAAAGTATATTCTTCATAACTTAAATAATTTTCATTATTATTTTCTTTATTTATTTCTTTAATTGTATTTTCTTTTTCAATACTATCTATAATTAATTGTCTAATCATATGTGATCTATTAATCATATTAAAACGTCTTTTACATAAATTTTCTAAATGTTTTAATTGATCACTTGTTAAAGTTACTTTCACTTGTTCAGTATGTGAAAGTGTGGTTAATATCTTTTTATTCATTTTTAGACTCCATATGTTTTTTGTATGATTCTTCAAGAATTTCATTCAATTCTTTACCAGTTAAAACAACAAATCCATTGATTAAATCTTTATCAATAAACTTATATTTTTGTTTTGGATTTAATTTCATAATTAACCTCTATTTAATTTGACTTGTTTATCTAAATATTCACTTAAATCTTTCCCCTTTAATGGATTCCAATAAAGATTAAACTGCCAACTTGTATAGTTAGGTAAATTTCTTATAGGATGTTGTTCAAATTTTTCTATAACCTGGAATTGAACTTCTTTATTGTATTTAGCTTTATAGGCTTTACAAAATAAAGTCATATCACAATCTTCTTCTAAGAAAATTGATTCAATAGTTTTATTGATATATGAATATTCAGAAATATCATTCTGAATATTTAAGTCAGTTATATCTTTATAACTAACCTCTAACCACCCATGAGCAGCATCATTATGTTTTGTAAATAGTTTATTCATAATTAATACTCACTTTCTAAAATACGTCTTAAACCCGCTTCATCATTCATTGCGTAGGCTTTACGAATACTTTCTTTTTCATAGTATTCAGTAGGATCTATTAAATATTCACCCATGATTGATTGAAATATCATTTCATTCATAGGCTTTGTTTTTGATTTTTCGCCTTTAATAGGCTTTAATTCATTCATGGTTTTTGTAAGATTTATATTAGAATTATATCATATAATTGTTTATGTCAAGTAAAATAATTATTAAATATAAAAAAAAGAGACTTTTTTAAGTCTCTTAAAATTCTTTTTTATTAACTATAAAATAGTGATAGTCGTGGTCATATCCTATTGCTAGCACTTCCAGGTTATCGTTATATTCTTTTAGTTCCCATTCTTTAAGCAATGCTACGCAAGCATTATAATAATTATCTATTGCATCTATATCGCTATTCCATCTAATACATTTACTATAAGTCTTATTACTGTCTCTTTTGTGGCTTGCTTTTGCCATTGCATCCCTTTTATTTTGATAAGGTAGGTATTTCGTCTTAATAACCATACCTTTAATGTCTTTTTTAAAAAAAATACTGTCTTTTTTCATTTGATTAATAACTCCATAGATAAATTATTAATCACGTCACTAGCAAAACGTAAATCTTTTATGCCTTTATTTAATTTAATATCTTTTATTGTTAAATATTTAAAAAAATTGAAATCTTTATTAATTAAATTATTATTATGATCATAACATTCATAATTAATATCAAAATTTAACCTAGTTAAAAAATCAAACATTTTACTATAATCTAAATTATCATATCTTTTAATATTATTTTCTTCTACTACCTTCCAATAACAAAAATATCTTTTAAATCTTTTTTGATAAATAAGATTTTTACCTAGATATTTTGTTAAATATTTATAGCCATAACATTTAACAGCATTATACTGTTTATCTTTTATTTTAAAAATAACTTTATCTATATTCATTTTATTTTACCTCGCAATATGATTTATGAAGATAATAATCTTTATCTAATCCTAAGCTTTCAAATGCTTTTATATTATTCTCATTACACATTAAGTCTATACCTTTAAATGTCTCACTCTTAAACTTTAGATAATCAACTACTTTTTTTAATAACTCTTTAAACTCTTCTTTATTCTCGCAAGTTTCAATACTAACGTCACCTTCTGCATAGCTTATAATTCTTAAATTCTTAAAGTCTATCCAGTGACCATAATACCAGGCATCCTCTGTTGTATCTAATTGAGCATATCCCTTATTGTCAAAACAATAACGGCTTATGTCATCTTCAAAGAATGTTTCTTTTTTAATTGTCATAACAATAAATGTAAGATTTTTAATAAATTAATTAAGTTAATAATTAATTTTTTCTAGGTAGTCCAAAAACTACCTAAAAAGAATTAATCATTTTACTTTTATTTGTTCTAATTGCAATTTATACAGCTTATTGTTATTCTCTATTTTTAATTTTAATTTTTTTATTTCTTCTTTTAATTTTTTTATTTCTTCTTTTAATTCTAAATTTTCTTGAAATAATTTCGAGTTGTCATCACTAACCCTAACAAAAGACTTAAATAATGTTCTCTCTCTGTCTGTTTCTAATTTCATAATTTTATATCTCCACTGTTAAATTTTTAACTAGTGAAAAGTCGTCAAGTTCTCCAGCTGGTAACTTGATTAACTCTTTTTCTAAACATGCTATGTATATAATCTGATTAACTGTTTGATAATCTCTATCACATAACAATTCTTTTAATTTTATTTTCATAATTTTAAATTTGATTAATTACATTTTGAATAGTTTCATTTCTATTTTCTATTTGTTCTCCTACATTCTGCAATGGTCTATCGTTAAATAAACTTGATGCAAGAAGGCAAATAATGATTGCTAAAAATAAATGAGTCACAATAAAAAGTTTAGTAAGATTTTCTTTTTTAAAGCTTTAGCTATTCTAAAAAATTAAATTACTTAAGATAAATAATATCTACTAATGATTTGAAAAAAGGTTAGGTAGTAGAATGTAGTTAAGTAATAAATAAATCAAAGATAACTATGCTCAATTTTTATTGTAGCGATAAATATATTTTTATACCGTTATTTGTTTACTAATAGTTGTATCAAATTTACTAGCTATATAAATGATATATGTTTATTATATTAATAGTTAAATCTTACAAATGAATTTTCAACAGTTCCAAAACACAAACTTTTACAAAACAACTTTTAATCATATGCTTACTAAGCATACAAAAAAATTTACAAGTGAAGTTTTAAAAGATGTTTATTTTAGATTTGAATATCAAGGTTTATTAGAAGGGTTAAGTTAACTCTTCTTTTCTTATTAGCAATTAAAACTATGTTTATTAATAAAGATTTTAGTGACGATTGTAGAAGTATGAGTATTGAAACATTAGATACTCAAGTTGATGATGTTTTTGAAATACAAGATTATCAAGTGCGAGAATTAAGGCTACAAGGCTATTTAAGACACTTGCGAGCTAGTGATATATATTTCTATCCTAACCACGATGAAGTCTCTTATACGTACGTCTGCGAGCTATAGAGAGCTAATTTAAAATTTTATTAAATCTAATTTTTTGTAGCTATGGGGGTGTAGTTGCAAAATTTTGACCTCGACATACACACACGGGGAACTTAAATATATTTTGGTTAATTTTTTGGTTCTACTTTAATGGATAATTCTGGAGCTTGGATATTTACTGTTTCTACGGATTCACCTATTACTTTGCCTAAGGAGTCGAGAATTTGGGCTGCGGTTTGAAGCTGACCTTTCTTGACTGCTTTGTTGAAAAGACGTATACGCATTGCTTGAAGGCGAGGTAGAAGTGTTTCTCTATCTTTTTCCCAATCTTCTTTATTCCATTGTTTAACTTTTTTCCAATCTTGCCAGGCGGTTACTTCTGATATGCCTTCAATTTTAGAATGTTCAAGGACGAGTGCACGAGTTGTTTTACCTTCAAGCTGACGGGAGTATAAGCGTTGGGAACGTAATTGTACGTTATGGCATGAGGTACGGGCACGAAAGTTGATATTTCTTTTAGGTTTAGATTCTTCTAATGGTTGATCGGCAGGAAATGTAGATGAAACCACGGGATTTTTGGATGTATTTAAGTGAATGATAACTTAAAAGTATGTAAATAGGCTATAAATAGGGGGTATGAGTTGTATTTTTTGTTAAATTAATGGTTGTGAGTGGCGAAAAAAAGAATGAGATAAGTTTAAGGTATGCTCAAGGTGAGGTTTTTAATAGTGATAAGAGATTTAGGGTGCTTGTAGCGGGTAGAAGGTTTGGAAAGTCGTATTTATCTTGTATAGAACTATTGAGAGGAGCTATAAATCGTCCAGGGGAGGTGTATTTCTATTGTGCACCGACTTATCGGATGGCGAAGGATATTGCATGGAAAGAATTGAAGAGGTTAGTGCCGAAGGTGTGGGTAAAGGCAAAGAATGAGACAGATTTGAGACTGGATTTGATAAATGGATCGAGTATTGAGTTAAAGGGAACAGAAAATGCTATGGCCTTGAGAGGTAGGAGTCTTGCTGGTGTTGTATTGGACGAGGCTGCTTTTATGGATAGAGATGTGTGGGCTGAAGTTATAAGACCTGCATTAGCCGACAAACAAGGATGGGCACTTTTTATTAGTACTCCTGATGGGACTGCGAGTTGGTTTTATGATATGTGGTGCTTTTGTGGAGAGCAGGAGTGGGATGATTGGCAAAGATGGAGTTTTACTACGATAGAGGGGGGTAATGTAGCGAAAGAGGAGGTTGAGGCAGCTAGAGGGCAGTTGGATGCGAGGACTTTCAGACAGGAATTTGAGGCAAGTTTTGAAAATTTAACAGGATTGGTGGCTGTAAGCTTTGGTGATGAGAATATTGATAAAGAATCAAAAGATTTATCAATGCTTCCTTTGTTAATTGGACTGGATTTTAACGTAGATCCTATGGCAGGAATCTGTGCGGTGAAGCATAATGATACGCTTTATGTTTTTGATGAGATCATGCTTACAGGAGGTGCTACTACATGGGACTTTGCAGAGGAGGTTACGAGAAGATATGGAGTAGATCGTAGAATTATTGCCTGTCCAGACCCCACTGGAAGTGCAAGAAAGACAAGTGGAGTAGGAGTAACAGATCATACGATACTTAGACGCAGTGGATTTACTGTTATGAGCCCTAGAAGCCCCTGGAAGATCAGAGATAAGATCACTGCTGTCAATACTGCCCTGTTTGATGCTAATGGCGATAGAAGGACGCTAATACACCCTCGTTGTAAAGAATTGATAAAAGCACTCAGGACGTTAACTTATGCACCGAATACTGGTTTACCTAATAAGAATCTGGGAGTGGACCATGCATTTGATGCTTTTGGCTATCTTTGTCTGCAACAATTTAACTTAGCGAAGCCAGAGACACTGGGCCAAACTTCGTTTAGAATATACTAAGATACCCTTTTGCTTATGGCCTACGGAATGTCAACAACAAAAAAGAAAAAAAAGAAGAAAAAGACAGGTAAGAAACGCTGTTCCTGTGGTGCATAAATCATGCCAAAAATTAATAAACCAACTGATGAAGAACTTTATGATCGTGTTATAGCAGCAGCCAAACGTAAGTTCCCTGTCTATCCTTCTGCTTATGCAAATATGTGGGTTGTGAGGGAATATAAGAAGCGTGGTGGAGGTTATACAGTTGTTAATAAACCTAAAGCAAAAACTAAAGGTAAAAAACGTGCCACAAGCAAGAAAAAAAAGTAAACCAAGAAAAGTTAAAGGTGGTTTAACACGTTGGTTGGAAGAAAACTGGGTTGATGTCAAGACTGGGAAGCCTTGTGGTCGTCAAAAAGGAGAGAAAAGAGGATATCCTGCCTGTCGTCCTACTAAACGTGTATCAAGTAAGACACCTAAGACAACAAAAGAAATGAGTCCAGCGGAAAAGGCGAGGTTTAAAAGAGAAAAAACAAGCAGTAAGAAGATAACATATCAACATAGACGTAAAAAGAAGAAGAAATAACTGTAAAAAACCCTATTTCACGGTAATATAATCGTATAAGTTAAATTTTCTTTAAATCATGGCATTTTTTCGTGGCGAGGAAGGTTCTGTTAAATTTTCTAAAGATGGATCAGAAGCTCTTGCATCAGTTATTTCAACAACAGGTTGGTCACTTGATATAACAAAAGACACCCTAGAATGTACTGCTCATGGCGATAATTCCAGAAAATATGTCGGAGGTTTAATTTCTGGATCTGGTAGTGTTGATTTTCTCTATACTGCTGCTACTGCTACTGATGCAACAGGTGAAATACTGAGAGATGTTTTACAGGCGGATGACCCAGCAGATGCAAAATTTGAACTGTTTCTTAATGGATCTAACAAAGTAACATTTGATGGAGTCATTACAGGAACAACTTTAAGTGCTCAAACAGGTGATCTTGAAACTGTTAGTGTAAGTTTTACAACTAATGGTGATATTAATGGTAACGACTTGTAATGCCTTTAAAATCTTACTCAAAGAAACAACGTAAGCTTGCTGCGGTTGCTCCTCCAAGAGATAAGATTACGGCTGCTGATCTTAAGAAACTTAATGCCAAAAAGAAAAAGAGAAGAAAGAAATGAAGAAAAAAGAACTTACAGTTAGACAAAAAACTGCTTTAGCAAATCATAAGAAGAAGGGCACTCATACTAAAAAGCACATGAAAATGATGGAAGAGGAAATGTTGAAGGGTAAAACATTTATGCAAGCACATGCAATCGCTATAAAGAAAAAAGGAAAGTAATGCCAAAAAGAAAAGGAGTCAGTTTATCAGTAGGAAGAGGCGAAAAGTCCAAGAAGGGAGGACTGACTGCTAAAGGACGAGCAAAATATAATAGAGCTACAGGAAGTAATTTAAAAGCACCAGTAACCAAGAAAAAGAATTTAACACCTAAAGAAAAAGCAAGAAGAAAGAGTTTTTGTGCCAGAATGAAGGGAGTTAAAGGTCCGTTAAAAGATAGTAAAGGCAGACCTACAAGAAAAGCATTAGCATTAAGGAGATGGAGGTGCTGACATGACTTACGCTTTACCTGGAATGTTTAGAACAAGTATCACCTCCACTAGTTATTTAGGTGGTACAGATAGTCCTTTTACTCGTAATCGTGCTGTATTGGACATGGTTAAGGGTTGGGAGATAATGAAGGCTGTGACAGAGGGAACAGAATATCTTCGTGATAATAGCGAAGCATTTCTACCGTTAGAACCAAGAGAAGATTATGACGCTTATCTTGCAAGAGTAAATAGATCAGTATTTAGTCCTTTTACGCAGAGATTAATAAGAGCAGCTACAGGATTAGTCCTTCGTAAACCAATAACATTAACTGGTGATCCATACTGGACAGAGATGTTCAAAATGGACGTAGACGGTTGCAAGTCAGATTTAGATGAATATGCAAGAAGAGTTTTAATGTGTTCATTGACCTACGGTCAAAGTCATATTCTTGTTGATTATCCTGCACCTTCTGGTGCGGTTAGCCTTGCAGAAGAGCGTCAACAGAATCGTAGACCATATTGGATTGAGATAGATCCTACAAATATTTATGGTTGGAGATTAGATAGAGAATCTAATTATGGAAATCTTATACAGGTAAGAATTGCAGAAAAGGCTGTATTACCTGATGGCGATTTTGGTGAAAAGATATACGATCAGATGAGAGTTATAGAACCTGGGAGGTA